AGACTGTAGAAGTCCGTAGTACGGTCAATATTGTTATATCGACGTTCAAATTCTTCTTTCGAGCATACCTCATAAGGCATACGAGGGAATGTCGTCTCATTCCGTGCAAGAAGAGCTGTAGACATATAAGGTTCGTTCTCAGCAATGTCATGGTAGATCTGACTCGCTAATACTGGAATCTCTTCTTCTTTAAGAAGAATCGTGCTACTGGTATTATGCGTTGTGTAGTATTTCTGTACTTGCATCCAGAATTTATATTGAGCCAAAGCAGTAATCTTACTTGGGTCAAACCAATCAGGAATAGTTTCTACACAGATAGGTACTTCAACAAGCCAATTCTTTACACGAGAGTCAAAGGGGTCTGTAAGTAGAACTCCAGTCTCTGGGTCAACATCAGTCTGACCAGGAACAACCTCATAACCAAGAGCAAGACAAGCTTGTGCAACAGCCGTACCAGGGTCCATCGTAATCCGACGAATATAGTATTTAGCATAAGGAGTATGCCAACCCGCACTATGCCCAGTAAGCAATGTCTGTGTTCCTTCAGGCTTTAACCCTGTACAACGATTAGGGGGTGTAAGATTATGTTCTTGACAGTAGTCTTGTAAAGATTCAAATACTACATTCTTCCAAAAACTAAACAATAATTGTTCAGTATCTCGAAAGAGAACTCCATAATCTACGACTGGACCCCATTGAGGGTAAGACCCATCATCTTCTCCAACTAAAGGAGCATGTTCAAAATACCAGTCATTAAGCCAACGATGTAATTCTCGAATACGATCCAGATATTTTTTGTCGGAATCTTTAATCGTAACTTTCCATGTATCAGGTCGTCCAGTGAGAGGCCAATCGTTCTCTAAAGTGAGTCCAGGAGGCGCTGCAAGCCACCATTCACACCAACGGGGTCCGAATAGCCATGCAAAGAATTCAAATAGCTGAGTGAAGCTTACAAGGACAATTGGGTCAACCTCTCGACTATACTGAAACTTTTCATCTGCAAACTTATGTTTGAGTAGAGGAGCAGCGATAATCCCACCTGCATAAAAAGCTTCATACATTAGGGAAGTTAAAGTAGAAATTGATTCAGTCTCATCAGTGCCCGCTTCTTCTAGAAGACGATAGTATGCGTTAATTAGTGGGTTAAACTGAATTGAAGAAAGATTACAGTAGAAATCAGACCCAATTACTTCACCACAAGGGTTAAGCTGAAACCGAGTCATTCGATGCAAACGAAGCTTGTAGTCATCTTCAAGAAATAACTGACTTTGAGTGTTTGTTTCAAAGGCATTTACGATTGTACTAATCGCTTCAGTTTCGTTATCAAACTTGTCAATATTTGCTCGTGCCAGTGCAACAGGAACATACTGAATAGCACCTTCTCCACAGAAGAATTGCTTTGATACAGTACTCTCTACTTCTTCATAGGTAGGTTTAGTAAAATACATTTTTGTGAAATTACTAAACTTAAGAGCAGCTTTCTTCTCATCTACAACCCAACTTCCATCAGGTAGTTGCTGCCATAGTCCTTGTTTTGCATCAGCAGTAGGGTCATCTTGCTTAAATTGGTTAATCTTTGCACTACGACGACCACCACCTGAATGGCACCATGCAGCACTCTCATTAAGAAGAAGACTAATATCAAGTGTATTTAATTGTCCTTCTTGAGTAAGAGCAGCATTATTCAGAATATTTGTAATATTTGTAAAGAATGTAGCTGTATAGAGAGGATTAGCTACACCTCCAAATCCCTTAATCGGGGTTCCATAAGGACGAATAGAACTCAGAATAATATCAATATCGAACCCATTAATACAATTGGTCGAAAGAAAATCAGATGTATTCTGATAGGTAATTACGGGAATACCATACTTATCTTTATCCTCTAGGAAGTACACTCCATTTGTATAAAGTTCAAGTAGGACGTTGTAAGCTGAAGCCCAACCTTCTCGACTATCACCTACCTCAATCGTAATTTTATTTTCACCTACATACAACTTTGTAGTATCTGTATAAGAAGGATGCTCAAAGTCATATTCACCAAAGTCTCCAGAGAAGTTAATGTTAAAAACGTTATTAATAAGAGGAAACTCAAATTGATCTCCTTCCAGACTTCCTACAAGATACCCAATAAACTCAGGAAGATTCTCAATAATAACCTCTCCCTGACCACAGCCAAGAAATAGGTTACTAAAGGAACGAATAAAGTCATGTGGGTTAGTAAACAGCATCCCACTACAGTTGTAGTAAGCAGAGTAACCAAATGGGTTGTATTCTTTATCTGAACCAGCAGCCCACATTACACGACCACTATCAATCGCTACATGGTTAGTAACAAACCCACTTACAAGCTTCTTATGGTATGGGTTATAGTCTCCCATACGAAAAAGAAAATCTAACCGACGATTAAGCTGATTAGATTCAAAATTAGTCCACCCATCTTCCTTTCGACGATAAGTACGGGCTTTAACAATCTGAGAGGTTAGAGGGTATGTAATTGCGGTATTAGTCATGTTTTTTGTAAAAAGTGAATCAACACATTTATATAGTATAAGAGATACTATGAGTCAAGAATATTTGTAAAAGAATAAGATTCAAAATAAACACCCATAACTTTATAAGCAGGGATACTATAAGGCTCAATAAAGTTATAGTTAATTAAGACTTCTAATTCTTCTTTAGAAATAGGTAATAGGCAATCAGCCTGAATATTGGTATATAACATACGTCTTACAGCAATTTCAAAACCCTCCCATTTAATAGTAGTCCCATCAATAATTATGTAGTCATAATTAGTTAAATGTTCATTAAAGCTAAAAGAAATGAGCTTTCTGTCACCTTTAACAGGTTTAACTTCTAAAACTCTAAAGTGAGGGAAATGAGATAAAAACTCACTTGTCTTATCGTCAAAGTCTACGTTCAAAATAGTTAACCCCTTCAAACAACTTATCCATATTGACACCATCATCAATAGTGTCATTTACTTCAAGCCTAAAGATGCTTAAAAGTCTTTCATAACAATCTTGCATACTTTCTGTATGATTTAACCGTAATTGTAAGTAATATACTTGCACAACTTCTTTAAGAGCATCTTTGAAACCCGTGTAATAAAAATCTTTTCCGTACATACTTTCCTACTTAATCAAAAATAAAACTACGATAACCTTTCTCTAGAATTTCTTCTTTCCAAAGAGAAGATTTTTCTGATTCTGTTTCTTCAATGGTTGGGTCTATAACCTCAAATCGATTATATTCCTCTAACTCAGGATCAAAACTTTCGTACTGAACCACCCAACTAGCTTGAGTCCCCCATTCAATAGGCCATTTTTCAAATAACTCCCATCGTATTTCTAAAGGAATTGATTTATCTTGTAATACTTCTAGAATTCGAGTATTAGCATTTTCAATACACGTATTTGTTTCTTCAATAAGACGCATTACAGAATCTCTTGCTAACTTAAAATCACCCACAATAAATCCTTCCTCTTGTAAGAACTTTATTTGTTTTTCTGTAAAATTAGTTTTTTCTAACTTTAAGAAAAGGTCAAAAGAATCTCTAAAATGTTCCCATGTAAAATCTTTACCCGCAAGAATAGTTGCATGGAAATTGAGGTCAGGAATACCAAAGGTATAAAGAGGGATATCAGCAATATCACCAAAGCTATAACTTACTGTTGCTTTATAACCCTGTAAGTTACAAATAAATCTAAGAATTTTTTCGTCAACTAACATTTAAGTCTCCTAAAGAGTAGTCAGGCCAAGAACCTTTAAGAATACCTTCTTCTACTAAAGTATCAAGAGCATCTTCATCAAGGTCTAAAAAATCACCACAATCTTTGACATATTCAATAAGGCTTTTCTTAAATTCTTTCCAACCTAGAATAAGAGGTTGTTCACTAGTATGAACGTGTTCAGCATCACAATCTGTAACTCTGATTTTATAATCCGAATCTATACTTAAGCCCCAATCACAATCCCGGATAAACTCAAGAACTTTCTCATCAATCTCAAATTGAATTTTCTTCATTGTAGGTATTTACTTTATATTGAGGTTCACTAATAGGAGTAATAAAATTGTAAGTTTCTAAAACTCTTAATTGTTGAGTTGTATAAAGATCAGTTAGGTAAGGGGCATTCACTTGCAATCGTTCAGAGTAACTTTCAACAAAATCATTCCATGTAAGGTTATTAGTCGGTAAATTAATCAATTCGTCGTAAATAGAAATTCTTGCTAGACGCAGAGGTTCTTTTTGGAGATAACGAACTGCAAGAATAAAATCAAAATACTCATGATTCATACTTTCTAGAAAAGTAAGAATTTTATCGTCAATTTCAATTTCAATCTTCATCTTCATCATCAAGATTATGTGAACGTGCGTTAATTACTACTGTACAATTCCCAGGAAATACTAAATGAATAGGTTTAGAATACTGTGGAAGTAATTTAACAATAGTAATCTTACTTTTATCTTGTAAATCTTGTAAAAGAATAGACAATAAATTTTCTAGAGTATCTGATTCAAATAAGTCAGCATTAGAATCATCTAAAGCTAATGTACCTCTCATTCTCCTACGAATATGGTCTTCTGTTGCATAGTCAAAGTTATTTAGCACATAAAAAACTTCCGTCTGAAGAAATTCAAATTCTTCTACAAGTTCTTCAATTAACTTATTTCTTGCCTCAACAGAAATGTTTTCATCTGTGAGAATTTTAAGAACATGGTCTCTTACGTTATCAACCATTAGAATACTCCTTTTATCTAAGTCGTCATAAAAGTCAGTTTCAATTCTTGTATATGTCATTGGAAAAAAATAAACCCCTAATTAAAGGGGTATAAACTACTATGGCTTAGACTAGTTCATAGTCATAACGTTTTACTAGATGGATAAGACCATATGAGGTTAAAGTATTTTTCAAATTATCATCTGCATAGATAATTAGTCGCTCAAACTTATGGTCCTTCTTATAAACCTCCTTAAAATCCCAAACAAAACTTTCCCAAGTAAAGCTAAAGCCTAAGGTATAGTTAGAATGGCTAATTTCTAGAGTATCCCCAAGATTTAGTTCAATCTTTAAGATGTAATCCTTGTTTTCCGTATCATGATGAAAAGAATAATATAAATTAGCTTCGGTAAGAAAGTTAAATAGCTTTTCTTCAATTTCAATCTTAATCATAAAAAACCTCTACTAATTTTTAATAGAAGGAAAAATTCGTTCCCAATAGGTACGAAGTTCATACGTCTCAGGATCAAAATCTGAAATTACAATATCTTTATTTGCTAGGTAAGGAATACGACATCCCATAATATCCCCATCATCACGACTACGGAATGTAATGATGTTTTGTAGTTTCCCATCCTCGGTCTTGTCTTTCGACCGATACAGAACACCTTGAGTATCAGCATCACTCAGGATAGTGTGTTTACTTGAGCCTGTAATCTCTAAATCAAGAATATGAAACTCTCCATAACCACTTACAGATAATTCTGTATTTTTAGTATGACTAAGAAGGATTACACATTTACCGGCTAAGGACTTATAAGCATAGGCTAGGGTAAGAAAAGCTTTCTTGTACCAACTCCATCCAGCACCTTTAGGCAATGTCGTAACATCTGTACCCTGAAAGTTCTTACCAAGAGGGGTACTTTTATACATTACTAAAGCCAAACCAGAGGCTA